GTATTCAAGTATTAAACTGGTGTCTATGTCAACTCTAAGGGTAAATGCACAAATGATACTCCCTTTAGGGGGTATCCTTCGTTTTACCCCCTAGACTTGGGCGAAGAGCCCAAGTCTACCAGTAGCATCCCCCCCAGGGAGGATGCTAGAACTGATCCCCTGCACCCTCGGGTGCAGGGGATCACCAGTAGCAACCCCCCTCAATCATCGTATTCCCCACTATCGTCTCAGCCTCACTCGGCCTCGTCCACAATGATCCCGCCCTCTCCGATTCCCGCTTAATGATCGGCTGATTGAGCCATCGCCTCCCTCCCACTCCGAACAGTAGTTGAAGACCTCCGCCAACATACACGGCAGACTTCTTCAAGGTCCCATTAATAAACGAACACAAGGGTATTCCATAGCCCCCACAACCGAGCAGAGCCACATCAAAGTCCAGGGCCCTGATTTCCTTGCACATTATGCTAAAGGTCTCAAACCAGTTCTTATGAATCCGATTATTGGCCAGCGTATTAAAGGCCTTGTAATAGACCAGTTCCTGGCCAGGCAAAAAGATAGACCGATCCTCAAAGAAGCTGAATCCCTTGCGCATCTGTTCCTGGAATGTTTCCACAAACGGGTGAATAATCAGCACCTTCTTCCCCAGGAGTTCGTGGGTCCAGGGACGAATCCCAGCCTCCAACAAATAAAAGGGTTCTAGAACACGATAATCCAGACCCAGGTCAGCACCTTTTCGTTTCAAATAGGCGTTCTGTTCTGCCACATAGAGTCCATCAAAGCAACTGATATAAGTGGAGGACAGAATACCCTTGTTATACAGGCGTGCATAGAGATCCACATCGGCCTCAGAGGTGCAATAGATTCCATCGTGAGTCTGCATCAGGCTGATGCGCTGCGGATGGGGCATAGCACCCTGTAAGTAATTCAGAGAGACCTTGCTAATGTTGTCGCTGATCCGACTAATAAAGAACGGCTCGCCTTTCTTAACACAATCTATTAAGCGCTTATTGGAATCCTCCAGGGAATATAAACTGGTCATAGCTAAAAGGAAGTCGCTAATAATCTTTAGATTAGGCAGAGTCCCTGATGCAGTATTCTATGGATATGTTTGGTCTATCTAAAAATCTCTATTCGCCGCAAAATAGTTATACGGCGGCCAGCACCTCCATTTTAGACACTACCACAATGAGTTGGACGGCCATCGGCGGCTACACTGCAGCCATTCTGATTGTGCTTCTCATCATTCTCCTGTTCGTCAATTACACGATCTATCCCATTTTTCAAGTGGAACCCGATGGACCCGGATTTATTCCCGTTCCCTTCAGAAAATCCAATGAGTTCTTTTGGCCGCCCCAGACAAGTCCCTATGTTGTCACGGACTTCAGTAGCTGCAAGGTGAATACTGCGGCCCTCAATTATGGCTGGTCAATGTCCCTGGATATCTCCATTATGAATCCTACGATCTACTATACAGTATCGGGCCAACCCGGATTTCGCCTCCTGTTCCACAGGGGCGGAACGATCAATCCCACGGCATCCCGTGATGGTGGCATTGGATCCTTGATTACAGGACATAATGTTGCAATTGGACTATTAAAAGACACCAATGACCTCTATATTTCGGTCACGACGCACAATGGTGAGGAGGGAATAATAATGAATAATGTGCCGACCCAGACTCCTTTCCGTGTTGGAGTGGTCATTTATCAAAATATGTTGGAAGCCTATTTGAATGGAAAACTGAAAACAACGAAACAACTATCTTCGGGCATTGATCCGCTATCGTCCACCTCTGCCAACCTCCTCTTCCAGGGTCCGATGGAGGGAACTCCACGACAAATCGCACGAGTAGGGAATCTGCTTCTCTGGACACAACCTGTCAGTCCCTCTGTAATGAAATATGCCACACCGGCTCTGATGGATGCCGTGCCAGGCCTTGATACCTTAAATGCGAATAATCCAGGGTCTATGTGTAGTGATGCTTCAGAAACTATTTCACAATTAACGGCCTCTGTAGATGCAGCCACCATTCAGAACACAATTGGAAAACTTTTAAAGTGATAGGGATTATAAATCCCCTATAAAGATAGGGAATGTTTGGTTCATCCAGCTATTACAGTTCATTTGATTTCAGTGAATCCATTGGCGTATCCAACTATGTGTTTTGGCCAGCCATTGTGTTCACGGTCCTATTGATTGTTTTCTGCATATTGCTGTTCCGAAATAGAGCTCCCGGAATTACGGACTATTTGCCCACAATGGTCCCCTTAAACAAGGCCACAGCCCCTGTTGGTTCCAATGAGGCGCATTCAATTCTTTTCTCAGGATCAGGTTGCACCTTGGCGGGACTTTTTAATGTCACAATCGGAGACCGCACGAACCAGATAAGCACAGCAGTATCCAGTAATTTCACGACGCTCTTTGGATCGGTGGGCTCCATTGAGTTCCAAATAGCTCCTGCGGGTGCTTCTGCCAATTCCAGTAATGCGCAGCTTCTGATCGCCACGCAATCGGGTGTTCCAGAGGTCGTTCCTCTTCCTTCCCTACCGGCTCAAAAATGGGTCTTTATTGCGATTTTGAGAGACGGACGGCGTTTTGATGTTCTTTATAATGATAGTATTGTTGGAAGTCATAGATTGGACGGGTATCCAGGCACCAATGTGCAAAATAAAATCCAGGTGGGTGCGGATCCCACTTCCCCCAATGCTCCTGCCCGATTTCTGGGAAATGCCGTGCATCTGTTTGCCCTCAACTATCGTATGAGTCCCGCGGATCTGGCAGTTCTAAGGGCCAAATATGTGGATACGACGGGCGGTCCTCCTGCGCCACTTCCCTTTCCGTTTCCAATTGATCTCCTCAGTCTCCAGACCCTGTGTATTCCCGGACTTCCTTGCACACCCGTAAATCAGCCGCCTCCCAATCACTTACAGGCTTGGAGTAGTCCCTATGCATAATTTTAATATTGACTTATGACAGAATTATGGCGGATAGCGCGGCATCTTCAACTGGAATAATGCTTATTCAAATTGTTATCGTGATTCTAGGACTTGTGGGTCTCTATTACTTATACCTATACCTGTTCAGTTCTTCTACGGCATCCCTGGTTGTTCTTTCAAAGAAATCCAATGCATCAACGATTGGTGGAACTACGGGAATCCCTGTGCCCAATAATTCCCTACCACCCATTTATCAGGGCGGGGAGTTCTCCATTTCCACTTGGATTAATGTAAATAATTGGGGGTATCACAATGGTGTAAATAAATCCATTATTCGTATTGGTGGACCTACCTATGATACGGTTCGTATCTATTTGGGGGGCAGCGCGGCCCAGCTGATGGTGCGATTTGATACTCATAGTTCTACCTCGGATAGCGCGAATATGTTGCTGAATACGGATAGCACCTTCTCAACGACCGCTGCCAACTTTGTTCCTGAGACCATTGCAACTATGCCCGGTTCTACAAGTGGATCCAATGGTTGCGATGTGCTCCAGATAGATATGCAGCGATGGATTCATATTGTGGTCGCTGTGAACGGTATGACTGCGGATGTCTATATGGACGGTAAGCTGGTGCGATCTTGCTTACTAAGCAACTATGTCAATGTGGATACTGGCTATTCCGCCAAGCTGCTGGATAATGGAGGGTTCGGTGGCTATATCTCTACGACGGCCATATACGGCCAGGCCTTGACTCCCGATATGGTGTATCAGATGTATATGGCGGGACCTGAACCTGTCTCAAATATCTGGGATTATTTGACCTCTTTTTTCAGCCCTTCGGCAGCCTATTAGCTCCGTTTTTTACGAAACTTTCTAGTAGAGTGAGATGTCGTCCAATTCATTTAACAGTTCAAGAAATAACTCGTTTGGTTCTATAACAGGTGGTGCACCCACCTATGTTATGGAGCTAGTTATTGGTCTTGTAGGAGCAGCTGTTATATACTTTGCCCTGGGATCCTTTCAGTTGCTCTATAGTTATATTAATCGCTTGGAGGCCAATCGTGTGAATCTGTTGCCTTATACCTACATAATGAATACGGGGGCACAGCAGATTGTGCAGAATCCAAATGTATCCAATGGTCTAACTGCGACTCTTTCTAGCAATGAGGCGACGGGTGTTGAATTCACCTACAGTTTCTTCCTTAATATTCCTCAGCAGGCATTTAATGCAGGAACGGTCGGTCTCAATCACATCTTTCACAAGGGAAGCCCGGCCCAGTATCCCCTTCTGAGTCCCGGTGTCTATATGCATAATGAGATCAACACTCTCCGTGTCTATATGAACAGCTATGATACCTGGAATAATCACATTGATGTGCAGAACTTCCCTATTGGAAAATGGGTCTATGTGACAATTGTATGTCGTGCAATGCACTTGGAGGTCTATGTGAATGGAAATATCAGTAGCCGACTCGGATTCAATGTGTCACCTCCTTATCAAAACTATGGGGATATCTATGCCTTTTCCAATCGTAGATTCAATCCCCTGGTCCCTTCCACTCTGCCCTCTCTTGCGGGCGAAGATCCCCCTAATATCTTAGGGGTCTGCCAGGGACAACTCAGTCGTCTCACTTATTTTAACTATGCACTGAGCTATTCTGAGATTAATAAGATGATGAATGAGGGTCCCAATCCCTATGTGGCCGGCTCCAAGGGATCCAATACCACAAATTATTTGGTGGACAATTGGTGGACTGCTGATTTCACCCAATAAAGATCTTTAATCAGCTCACGCTGATTAAAGATCCCAAAGTACTTATTGGCTTCGCCGATAAAAGACTTGGGATCTTACCTGGCAAAGTGGATTATAAGTATTCTTTAAATTAATCTTGATTTGATCTAAAGAATAATACCCTAGCAAAATTAGCGATGCCTGGAGGTGGTCTATATGTTCTTGTAGCCTACGGAGCACAGAATGTGCTTCTTAGCGGGAATCCCGACTTCACCTACTTCTACAAAACCTACAAGAAATACACGCATTTTGCCGAGGAATCCGTGACTCAGGCAATGGACGGTATTCAGGAACTTTCCTATGACCAGCCGGTCCAAGTCCGCCTTAAAATCCAGCGCATAGCGGATCTTATCAGTGATATGTATCTTCTCGTGGATCTGCCCGATATTTACTGCAAATGGCTGGATCTCAATGATCCAGTGGTCAATCGTAATTCCCAGCTCAATTTCAATTGGACCCGCTATGTCGGCTGCCAGCTTATTCAGCAAATAGGATTCTATATTGGCGGTCAGAAAATCCAGGAGTTTGATGGCACTTATATGATTGCCAAGGCCCAGTCGGATCTCACGAACACAGAGTTCCAGAAGTGGCAGAGACT